CACGGCTAGAGCGCAGTGTCGTCTTAGGAACACCAAGAGAATCAGTAACATGCTCCACCAAACCGTCAGGGTCAAGGTGGTCAGTTACCGGCAACGCCTGCGCCAGTGGCAGCAGGATTTCTAGAGCCTGCATTGTGCTGTTCAGGCTGCTGGATTTTTGCGCTCTTGCAAGCGGGGAGACATACTCAATGTCAATATCACGGCCTTGCAAAATCTCAGGCGGGATAGACAGCATCTCTTCACGCAACATCANCGCAAACACACGGTCAATTAATGGACGCAACATTTCATTCATCAGCCTGCCAAGAACAGGGCCAATCACCCTCATGCGCTCTTCNTGCCTNTGGACAACCTCTGTNGCTGTCATGTTTGGCGCACCGCCAACAAGCAACTGGTCAACATAAAACGCNGACCGAATNGCNTNNCGGCGCTGGTCCTCCATGCTCAAGCCAATCGGAATGTTAGCGCCAGTGTTTAATGGCGTAATTGTGTCGCGTGAACCGGCACGATAAAAATTGAGGCCACCAGGCTGTGTGCGGATTGGGAGAAGAAACCCGTCATCAGGAACAAGCAAGGGAGGGTCTATTTGTTTCTGAGCAGCTTGAATGATTGTCTTAGACATCAGATTAAGCATCTTAACGTCCGGCAACGCCACCATTGCTGGCGACCTCCCCATAATCTCCCCTGTTGCCTTCAAGAATCTAGGAACGATGTATGGGAACTCTTGGAAACCACCTTCGGAAATCAACATGCTTGAGTTCATACAAATGTAGTATGAGGCAAANGGCATGTTCTTGTTNTCACGCTTTGANGTATCACGCTCTGCCCGTGGCATCACAACGTGCATAATCTCGACTTCTTCATCAGGCTTTTTATCGTAAGTCTTCTGAATAAATGTACCTACATTTTCTAAGCCAAAGCGTTGTACTGCTTGACGTGCAGGCTGCTTGTACTTGCGGAATACAGTATCAACCAAACCGTACTGGTTTTCCTGTAGGTAGAACTCAGAAATGTGGCGGGTGCTAAAACGTAGCTGACCGTTGTCCATCTCCACAAACATACAGCCAGTGCCAAACACAACTAGGTCCACATACATCTCGTGGATTTCTGTTTCAAAGTTTGACTGGTTAAACGCCCTAATCATCCGCATTGATGTGTCTTGCAGCCANTCCTGCACATCATCATCACGGCCAATGTCTGTTTCTTTCATATCCAAATGGAACCAAGGCGTAGCNCCACTNGTCAACATCCCGTGCAAACTTGCAGACAACAAGTCGATTGCTTGCAGNGCTGTTCCATCAAAGATAAGCTCCATGCGCTTTTCACCGCGTGAGCGCTTCTTAACAATGTCCGCTTTGCGGGGCAGCATGTAATCAGCCAATTCCTGATAATGCGTATCCCAGTTATCTCGCCGCGCAATAATACTGTTGGCACGGCTTATCAGGCTTTTAGCTATGTCTTGCATGTCTTACCCCAATAATGTTGGTGTGCCGCCTGTAGGCGCGGCCTGTTCACCCAAAGCCCCAGCAACAATAGTAGCGCCCCGCCCCTTGCGGCGTTTGCGCTCTTCAGCCATTGCCTCCTCAGACAAAGCCGCAGCTCTTTCGTAATCAGCTTGTGCTGGTGGCTCTGGAGGTGGAGGTGGTGCCGGAATTGAAGGTGCCTTAAATAATGAACCCATAACTATCTCCTATACCGTAGCTCTTGGGCTACCGCCGCGAACCAAAACGCCAACCTCTTCCATAGTTCCGGCAGGTCCAGCACGTTTTGTACGTCTGCGACCACGGCCAAGAACTGTCTCATCAACAAGCGCTGTAACCTCTGGTGTAATCTCCGGTGTGATTTCTGGCGTTACATCTGCCCGAACTGGCTCTGGCTCACCCGCTGCCATTATTGTTTTACTCTCTTTTACGCCAGTTGGACCGTATCCAGACTTGCCGGAAAAAGTTGTTACGGGGATTCCCATAATGTTTGTTGTTCTAACAACACCAGCAACGTCACCAACGTACCCCATCCCAGAACCAGCCGCAGGTTTCGTTGCGCTAATTTGACCAATCTTTCCAGATGGGCCTCGCTTAGCTTCGCCGCCTTGAGTGCCAACAGCAAACCTTTGACCAGCTAACTCAGCACTTGACCTCATGCCAGGAGCTTCTGTATAACGCTGACCTTGTGGCGCAAAAGATGTCCCAGGAACGGCAACAGCCGCACCGCCTTCCCGAAGCGCTTTTTTCTGCCGCTCAATATTAGACTCACCCATAATCCTAGCGGCTACGCCCCCAATAGTAGGAATCTTTGCAAGTGGGCTTTCTGTTATTGTTTTCTGCCTAGCAGATAACTGCGCTTGTGCCGCAGCGGTATCTATAACTTCAGTTCCAAAACCAACCTTAGCTGTTGGCACTGTAGATTTTCTAGTAAAGCCTTTAGGCCCAGCTGTTTCTGGCACTACTTTCGGCGCGGGCTTCGGTGCCGGCGCTGGCGCAACAGTAGACACTTGGCGTTTAACTACGCCAAAGTCAGGCTTTGGAGCAGCGCCATCACCTCTTCCACCGCCAGTCACAACAGGTGGAGGTGTTGGCCTGCTAACACTTACAGGAGGCTGTTTTGTTCTGCCCCGCTCTACACCACGATTTCTGTCACCAGCGCCGCCGCCAGGGGTGCCTCCACCTGAACCCATCTTAATTCTCCTTCAATTTGTGGAAACCCAGCTTTCCGGTTTCCGTTCTTAGCCAATAGCAGTCACTATAGCCCATTTCCATAAAAATGTCTTTCAAAGAGCGAAAGCCCTCTAATATGCCCCGCTTGCCCCCAAAACAGATAAAATCAACAATCCAAGGACTATCGCCATCACCACGCCAAGCGGCAGGTGGGAACTGATTTGTTTCCAAATATTCATCAATATGTTTCTTCTCAGGAAACGCCCAGGTTGCAAACAAGTACGGCACACCTTCAGCATCAACACCAAAGATGTAATTGCCCATAGACAAGGGCGGGTCAATATACGTCATGCGCTCAACGCGACTATAACCCATATGATACGGGCTGTGTTGCATCATTAAATGCGCAGTGTCGTAATGGAAATCGTTATTTATCATCATAGCGTGAAAGGATTGTACTCCATTTGTGCAACCGATTGCGGAGGCTTTGTAAGGCGCTGTCGATTTTCGAGGCCAACAGCAAGATACCTAAACGCATCTGCTGCATGACTTGTGAAATCATGCCTCGGATGGTCTCTAAACATTTTTCTACGCTCATCCCATTCCTGCCTGTATTGACGCAACATCTCAATGCCCGTCACACACTTATCTCTGTCAAAGTAGCATTTAGGTAATAACATACGCGCAGCATTAATGCCATCCGCTACCTTCATCTTAGGAACTACCTTAAACCTTAATCCAAGCGTCGCAGCAGTCTCTAACCTCGACTTGCCACTGCCAAGCTCACGCACCTCAATGTCATGCGGAGCCAAGTGGTCGCCATAAGTGTAATCCTTCCTATTTATAACATCAGCGTAATGGTCGAGGCCTACACCACCGTTTTCGTAATAATCAATCACATTAACCGCGCCACCACGGAACACCTGAGCAAACCAAATGGCTGTTGAGTCGTTCACGCCTAAATCCCAAGCCGTATGCACCGGATAGGCTGGGTCATATGGAACCCGCGTAATCCGCCCCTCATCATCAGCCTCAGCCATTAACTTGCCGTAATACGCCCCAATAATTGCCGCCGTGAAGGAACACTCGTACTCCTGCTCATACTGCTCAGGCGTCATCTGCACACGAGCAGCATCTAGCTCGACATCCTTCACCAGCCCACTCTCGCTGGCCTTCACAACCTTCCAGTACCACTGGTCGGAACCATTCTCCATCTCTGAACGGGCTTGCTCCAGAAGGTCAAAAAAATGATTATGTCCGGCTGGGGTGCCAAGAAAAATAGCCGCACCCTCTCTGTCAGACAGGGCCGGTCTTACAACCTCCCCCCATACCCTCGGATTCTGCATACCAAATTCATCGAAGATAGCCATATCCAGATAAATACCGCGCAAGGCATCAGGGTTCTCAGCAGACAATAGCATCAGCCTGCCGCCATTAGGAAAGTCCACCCTGAGTTCAGTCTCATTGAAAGAAACGCCAGGAATCACGGACGCGTAATACTTCACATAATCCCAAGCAATCCGCTTGGCCTGCGTAAAGGTAGGCGCAATGAACGCAACTCTGGGCCTTGGTAGCTCACAAGTGAGTGCGTGTTTAATTAAATGATTTACCGCAAATACAGTCTTGCCAAAGCGCCTGTGCATCACTAAGACGTTCCAGCGCTTCAAGCTGCTGTGCATCTCAGCTTGGAGCGCACGAGGCTTGTAAGGTATCTTGACGTTCATTAGCTTTCCCACATGATGCGAATACCGCCGTCAGTCACCTCAACGCCAGCCTTGTTCTTCTGCTCACCATAGCGCTCCGGTATAATCTTCTGCACCTTCCAGCGCACATGATGCGCATAGTCACGCAATACATGCGGGTCATAGTCCTTCACTTTGTTCAAAGCATCATCGTACAGCTTATCAAGCTCCTCAAGAGCCTTCTCAGCGCTGTACTGCTGCGCAATGCGCACAGAAGCGTCTAGCTCTGCATTGCCCTTCATGCGCTTGTACAAAGCCTGTCTGGTAATGCCAGCTTTCTTGCAAGCATCGACCATCGTGTAGCCGTCAGCAAGGTCGCTGAGTATCTGCTGGGTTGTGAACTTCGTTAGCTTCGTCATGTTTGCTCCGTAGGCTGTGTGTTTAGTCTGTGTGTTTTGCAGGGGCAATTAACACATATGTAGAGTGGCCGCGCCTGCTGGGGGTGACGGTGCCGCGAGACCCCCCCC